GACTCCTGAATCGTCCATAAATTGAACCTATTTTAGGTCCCTCATTCTTGATAGTGGGCACGCCGCCTTCTACTAACCATTAACCACATCCGAAAGGAGCAGTTATGACACAACAACAGCAATGTTGGAGTGAGTTAGAGAGAGGAGCTAGGCATCGCCTTGTAGCCATAAACCTACCCCGTTATATGATCAATCCACTTGTGGATTGTGTCTTTAAATGGGTTAGGGATAGTGGGCCTGAGTGGACGGTCTCGAGGCTTAAAAGCTTCAAGCTCGACCTAATCCGCCGTAAGGCGGGTCTCCAATCGGAAATCCCATGGATTCGAAAGAATTCAGAAGGACTACCTTTTGGGGTCTTTGGCTCAGTGATGCGTTGGTGTATGAGTGCCTTATCTGCAGGGAAATCTCGTAAGAGATTTAACTCAGCTCTACAAGCACTCAATATATCTTCATTATTTACTAATGAAACTGTCACGGAAGTGCAGTTCCAAAAGTTCATGGATGGAGTAAATTGTGAGGAACCCGACGGTTTATCCGTTGAGTTTATCTCTCAATACCAGCATCATGTTATGCGGATAATTCCGCATACACAAGTACAACGAGGAGGAAATTCATTACTTGAATACCGAGGCTCCACTGAGAAGTGGTCCCCTTTGTTTCATAGTAATAAACGTGTTCGCCAATCCGATGACATTCTCGCAGAAATGCGTTATGCCGAAGGAGCGGAGAACTACCTTTTTGCATGGGAACATCTTGAGCTTTACGCTCCAGTTGTTGCCGGAATAAAAGGTCCTCTCGTCAGATTGCGAGACAATCCTGATAAACATCTGTATGGAGGTGAAGTTCACTTCCTTCAGGAACCTGGACTAAAGCTGCGAGCAATCGCTAGCCCGTACAGGATTCATCAGTTGGCACTTAAACCTCTTGGTGACGCGATTTATCGCGTTGTTGAGAAGCTTGAGTGGGATTGTACTTTCGATCAATCGAAAGCAATACCTTGGATCCAGAGATCCTTGTCAGCAGGAAAGACAGTTCATTCTATAGACCTTACCGGTGCTACGGACTATTTCCCTTTAGGGATTCAGCTCGAAACACTGATCGGTATATTTGGTGAATTGCCCGACATCAGACTACTAAAAGAAATCTCCCAACTCAGATGGAAATCTGAGAAAGGTGATATCATTTGGAAACGTGGCCAGCCTTTGGGTTTGTACCCAAGTTTTGGTATGTTTACATTGACTCATGGTTTGTTACTCTCATTCCTTTTGGGACGAGAATACAACAATGAATTCTTTGTTGTTGGTGATGATGTCGTGATACTTGACGATACCTTGTATACTAAATATATTGCTTTATTGCAATCTATGAAGTGTCCATGGTCGCCCAGTAAGAGTCTATCTAGCAAATTCCTTGCGGAATTTACTGGAAAAGTAATCTTACCGGAACAAGTAATTCCTATTTACAAATGGAGGAAAATGTCTAATGACAATTTCCTTGATATTTGTAAAAATCTGGGCCCACAGTCTAGTGTGCTTTTGACAAAGGCACAGAAACGAGTGTTTGACTCTGTTAAACATCTCGTGGAGCCTATCGGTCTCAATATGTCTTTTCCAGGGTCAAACCTGACTAAGATGATAATTGAAACTGATAAGTTTCTGCGTAAGTGTGAAAAGCACGCAATGAGGTCACTTGTTGATCTCACTCGTGTGATTCATAGGAATTCCTATGGATCTAGCACGCCTTATGCACTTGAACCAGAGATGGTTCAAGCTATTAAGGTCACCTTCGACGAGAAGGTGATGAACGTATTTAAACAGACAGTGTTTGCGCGTTGTGAAGCGCTTTGGCACTGTGTTGCAGAAATACCCCAGGCTCTTGGTTTATCACCAAGATTACCTGCGGAGCAATCAACCTCAAAAAGGTTGACTACTCTGAAAC